TCAGCTTTGGTTGCATAGGTTAATCCTCTGAGTGTTTATCAAGTTCGCTTTTCACAATACTTTCTGAAAGCCGAATACCTTCTAAACGCCCCATCAGATACCGATACCGCTCCATATCGCTGACACTCCCACCCAGCACAAGCTGCTGCGTGTCGTGTTCTATCTTCCTCATTTCTTTTAAAACTTTTTCAGCAAAAGTAAGCATGGTCATTTCCATGTAGGCAGAAGGTAGTCGCCACCATCTGAAAGGCGTCAAGCAGTTAGTAGATCTTTACGTCTCTGTTACCATCTTTTTTCTTAACTATTCTCGGTTTTACCATCCCCCCTTCCTTCATTTTGCGTGATTTACCTGCCTCAGACAGGGCTATTGCAACCGCCTGTTTATTTGCAGCGGCCTTGCTCTTGGGGCGAGACGTGCCGATCGTGCCCTTATCTTCATACGATCTCATCGTCTCACCTATATTCTCACTGATAACCTTGCGGCTTTTACCTTTTTTGAGCGGCATTATCTGCCTCCTGTTGGTGTTGTTGGCGCAGGTCTGGGCGTCGTTATGCGCTCGCGGGCAACTTCAAAGCGCCCCTGAGCGATCTTTTCCTGCGACGCAATGCGCTCGTCGTTGGCCTGCGAACTCTCTTGGATGCGCATCTGCTCGTTCTTCAATCCCTCTTGCTTGAGCTGTATTTCAGCCTGATCCTTTGCCGCGCGCTGCTGAAGCTCCTGCTCCTTGAGCGCGATGACCGGGTCAGGTGCGCCTGCACCCTCTCCAGAGAGCGTTGCCTGCATCGCCTTGACGTCCATCATGTACTGGGCAACATTGAGCGAGATCATCGCTTCACGCTGCATGTCGGAGACCATGCGGTCGGGGTCGCTGCCGTACTGTCGGAAGATCTCGGCCTCGGCATCCTCTTCCGCCTTCAGCTTGACGTGCTCCATGACGTGCTTCTGCAGCTCTACTGCCGCCAGCGGATTGCCCTGCACCAAGGGCGATAGACCCATGATCAGGTGCGAGGCAATGTGCGAGTCGTGCTGCTGGCCGGCGAACGCCTTGAGCTGCTTGCCGTCGATCGCATCGATGTTCTCGCTGGCAGGGTCCTTGGGCATCTGGTTGGTCTGGGTCTTGAGGATACCGTCGATGTCGCGCACGTTCATTGACTGGTAAACCCGGTAGTACGCCTCGTACATGTTGTGCATGTTCGGTGCGCTTTGCGCAAGCTGCAGCTGGGTCTGCGCCAAGGTAATGCGCTGCGCTGCGGAGAAGATATTGGGGTCAGCAACCGGCAGCACGGCAACTTTGTTGTCAAAGTCGCTTTGCTTGATTAAACGAGACGCTCCCGGGACATCGTAGGGGTACTCGGGGGGCAAGTACTGACCAAATCCTCGGAAGAGCATCTCAAACTCTTGCGTCTGTGCGTAGTACAGGCGCTTATGGATGGCGCTCATCACCATTGAGCCACGCTCAAGCAGCGCAAGGGTGGTGCCCACTGCCGCCTGCTGGTTGGCGTCACCCACCTGCATGTCTGCAATGCTGGCAAGGCGGCGTCCGGCGTCAACGGTGAAGCTTAACAGCGCAAACAGGGTCTGGCTGGGCTCTTTGTAGGGCAGTGGCAGCAGTGATGAGGACAGTTCAGCCCCGCCAGCGTCAATATCACGCCATTCACCCGGCTGGATCGGCTTATCATCGTCCGCGATCCGCGCGCCCTTCGCCTTAAAGCCCGCAGGCAGGTTAGACAGCGTGCCGGAGTCCAATAACTGACGCAGTGCAGAGGTTGCGGTCTTGGAAAGCCCACCAATCAGGTGCACAAAGCCCAAACCATATGCACCAAGGCCAGAAACCAGCATGTAATGCACAAAATACTCAATTCGCGTGTGCAGCGGATCCTCTTCTGCCCAGTTTCGACGCACACTAATCACTCGACCACTGGTTTCGTCGGTTGTGACCACATACGGCAGCTTAATACCCGTCGGTTCGCCGTCCTCGTCCACGTCTTCGTAGCCGGGGATGTCCAAATCGACGTGAAACTCCAGCAAAGCAATCTCTTCCGGCTCGCCAGCGGCCTGCATGCCGGTAATTCGGTCAATCGTGGCACCAATTTGGTCTTGTGTGATGCCAGAACCGTCAGGAGACACCACAATATCAATGTATTCACCCGCGTAAACACGCTTTTTGAACTCGTTTGAGTCCATCGCAATGCGGTGCGTGATGCGCCGGCACTCGGAAATCACGCTTGAGCCGTGATAGGGAATGAAAAGGTCGTCGGCAAGCACCAAACGGCTGACCATACGACCCAATTGCGCGTCGTAATACACCTTTTTGAAGGTAGATCCGCCGTATCCTGTGTAAAACAGCAGCTGATCGAACTCCGGCGTGTACTCTTTCATCACGGCGGTGATCTGGTAGTTCATGAAATCCTGTACACGGGCAGCCTGCTGCACCTTGTCGAGGGTTTCCTTGCCCAGTGTCTGCGTGCGCACGGGACCACCCGCTGGCATCAGCTCCTTAAACGACTGCGCTTGGAACTGGATGATGGCCTCGGTCAGCATTGGATGCACCACGCCCGACGCGCCACGGAACGGCTGCGTGCGATCCTCCATCTTCAGCCCCAGCAGGTCCAAACCCTTGGCGTACATCTCCTCCCACTGACCGCGAGAGCTCTTGTCCGCGTCAAAGAGGGCCTGCAGGTTGATGGAGATGTGCCCAAGATCCTGCGGATCGATGCTGTCTGCAAGGTTGTCGTAAAAACCCAGCTCCTCATCGTCCATGCCGATCTCAATCAGAGCACTGCCGTCATCCTCAATGATGATCTCAATGTCCTGATCGTCGCCTACATCATATTCAACGATGTCGGAGTTCGGAGCTAAGTTTACGACCTTGTCTATTGGCATTTTTTATCCTAAAGATATCTGCGATTATCGTTGCGCACGCGCTCTACGTTTTTCTTCAATAGCCTGCAGTTTTTGTTTAAGCTCTCTGGAAGATAGTTTTGTTAAATCGGGTTCAGGTGTAAACCGCATTTCAGCTACAAAATCTTCTCTAGTGGGTATGCGATCAACAAAATCTTGCAAAAGTGTTGCTGCTTTTTCAAAATCCCTACGGCCAAGAGAGACTGCTGCGTCGCGAGCAAGTGTCTGCAAAGGATTGTAAGTAACAAGTTTCTCATGTGCGTCAGCATAGGCATCCAGTGCAGCGTTGACTTTTGATCTGTGTTCCTCAAGCGACTCATTGTTAAACTGTGCATTATTGCGCAAATTTTCCTCAAACTCTCTGCGAAAACCGTATCCGCTTTTTAAACTGCGTAAATACCTCTGTGCTTTACCAAGGGTTTCCTCATAAGCAAAGCCTAAACTATGTTTTGGAGTCATGCGGTTGGTCAGGTCGCCAATGTGCTCAATTGCAGGAAATAGTACCCCACCACCAAGCTCTCGTTGCGCTTTCACCATAAGATGTTCCGGCAAACCACGTTGGTTGTCACCAAGCCTCCAAAAGTTTTCAATTTCCTGTGGAGAAAGCCCTGTTTCTTGCGTCCACTCATCCATGTAGTATGAGGGAACAGGGCTTTTTTCTGCGGGTGCGGAAGACTCTACCTGTTTTATTTGTTCAGTTGTCGCTGGCGGAGCAACTTCGTCTAACATTTGACGAGCTGCGCCGGGTACTTCTTCGACAACATCCGCCGCCTTCCCCGCAGACCTAACCGCGCGCACAGCGCCGCCGGCCACTGGGATCATACTGGCTGCGCTGAGCAGCATACCGAGTTTGTCTTCGTCTCTGCGCGCTCGCTCAAAGTCCCGAGCACCCTGCGCCGTACCGACGACAGGCAAAAAGCCCATGCCGATGTCAGCAACCGTCTCGCCAAGACCCATCTCAGGGGGCGTGTCCAAAGAGGCAAAGCGACCCAGTCGCTCCAGCATCGTGCGGCTTTCGGTCTGTGGTTCCTCTGCTCTCTGCGCGGCCAACTGGGCAGCCCTACCCGTGCGGCCAGCCACTGCGGGGGCACTGCCGCCT